TGGTTTTTTGAATTACTTTTGAAAGACAACTAACCATATATTAAGGGGGAAGCGTGAAGATATTAGAGGTATTTATTAATGTTGGTGGTTACTTGATGATCTTAGTAGCGTTTATAAAAATCATGCAGATTCGTTTAATGAATAGCCATCTAACTGAAACTCAATTATTTATGCAAGAATGGGACGCATGGCTGGCCGTTACTGCGATCTGCATTGCTGGCTGCGCAGCTATAGCGCTCAAGATGGATTGATAACATGGAAACAACAATAGACCTAATATGGGCAATAGTAGCAATGCAGATAATCCAGATTATTGTGTGGATGGTGTTTAAATAACTAAAGGGGGTAACATGAAAGATTGGACATATGTGGCAGTGTACTTTGTGGTAATTATTGGTATCTGGTTATTAGGGACATTTTTTGCGGATACTGTATCAAAGCATGAAGTAATAAACCCTGAAGACGGTGTTAAATGCGTAGTGGTTTCGCGTATGTTTAATACAAGCGTTGATTGTTGGAAAATATAAATGAAAATGATGGTGCGCGATAACCTCCAGGGATTGAGTGTAATTGATGAAAAGGGAGAGAAAGAGCTATCAAAATATAAAGTCGGCAAAGTCATTAATGTAAAGATCACAGAAAAGAGGACGCTTGATCAAAACGCACTGGCTCATAAATGGTTTGGGATTATTGCAAAAGCTCAGGGTGAAACGCCGCTTGAAGTGAAAAACTATTGCAAACTTCATTATGCTGTACCGATCTTAAGAGCAGAAGACCCAGTGTTTAACGGGTTCTTTAAAGCATGTATAAAAGATCTTACTTATGAGCAGCAGCTAAAAAGCATGGCATATATTTCAGCAACAAGCCGAATGAGCACAAAACAATTAAGACGGTGCCTTGATCACATACAAAAAGTATATGCTGAGCAGGGAATAGTATTAACTAATGAGAAAGAGGACTAAGGGGGAAATATGGAATTTTGGGTAAAGCTTATCGAAGTTGCTGAGACGAAAGATCAAAGCGCAAGAGACGACTTATATATTAACTGCACTCATGTGGCAGGTAATTTCTGGCTATTTGAGGGCGAAACCGAAGCCCTGGATGAAGGTATTGAATTTAATGTTGTTGGTGAAGAAGCAATTGAGGGGTTCGGCGATCTATCAGGCAGCGAAATAAAACGCATGGTTTTGGATATTTACAATATTGATGCTGTGTTTATGTGAGATATTAAATTATGATTAACAAAAGGGTGAAACTATGAAAGATATAATGGCAGGTGTTTTTGTGTTAACGATTGTAGTTCTCATTGCTGCACCATGGTTATGGAACGCAGCTAAATTTGCAAATTGTGACTTTGAATCAAATTACAGGTGCGAAGCAATACACGGTATAGGTATAATCATGCCGCCTGCATCCTATGTAACCGTTTGGTTTGATGATGATAAGGATGACTAACTATGCCGGATGAAAGGGCATATGCACGAGAAGAGCTAGTCTATAATATAACTGAAGATATTTTGGTATCTCTCGAAGACATGGGCGTAAGCAAAAAAGAACTTGCTCGGCGTTTAGGTAAATCTCGTTCTTACGTTTCTCAGGCTTTGAATGGCTCCCGGAACATGACCCTTGGCAGTCTTTCAGATATATATTACGCATTAGGGGTAAAACCAAAGGTTATAATAACATTTACTTTTGGACACGAGAGAGAACCAGGCAATGACTAATGAAAAAGCAGCACTTAAAGAAAAGCTCAGGATAGATGTAGAGCGTTTCAAAGAACGAGGCGGCATTATACGTCAATTAGGCAACGGTGAAACCGAGAATGACATAAACGCGCACAATAAATTCATAAACAAAGCCAGAATTAAGAAGGCTAAAGGGGAAGAAAATGACCAAGAAAGTAACTAAAGTTGAGCAATACATTAAGGACGCTGTGAAGGCTTCAGCAGATGAAATAAAAACCAAAGGGGTTGAGGTAAGCAATTGCTCAGTTGACGCAGCAACGCATGTTCATGTTGATAACGGAGATATGACAGAGGTATTGCTTAATCTTGCAAAGGCACAGATAGCAATAGCTGAGGCAGTTGTTAAGGTTTCAAAATCAAAACCAGATATTGAAAACAATAGCACAGGGTTTTATTTCGAGGGGACAGATCGGGCGCAAGTATGGAGTGACGAAACAAATTACGAAGGGGAAGAAAATGAGTCATGAATGGCTTTTGAATTTAAAAGAAGATGACACTGTTGTGGTTAACTCAACAACCTTTGAGCCCATAGAGAAACAGTTTGAGCGCTATGCCCAGACAAAGGCAGGCAGGGGCTTTGAGTCTGAAAAGACTATAATCCTTAAGAATTGCGGGACTCGCTTTCATTTAAACGGGCGCGGCAAGGGTAGCCTTAGCCATCGAAACAAGTGGTTAACGGAACCAAAGCAAAAAAGAATGGACGCGCTAAATGAATTAACAGAAGTCTCACAAGAATTAGGGATGTATGATTAAAGCTGGCTGAATATTTAAAATGATAAGAATAAGTGAAGAGGAATACCAAAAGCTACTTCAATTAGACTTCTTGCGACTGTTAAGCCGGACTGTGACCCCTGAGAAAACACCACAAGGTGAATTTGTTTATTACTCATTTTATCGTTTATGCTGGGGTGTACACAATATACTTCTACAAAAAGAAATACACGATGGCGAAACATTTTACTATGCTAATGAGCGCTTTTACAGGGAGCGTATAACAAAGTGACTACTGAGCAGCGGGAAAGATTAGCTGCATTGCTCGAAACTGTAACAAGTCAGGACGATATAGAATTTCTTAAATACTTAACTAAAAACAGGGATACGCCAATGAGCAGGGATGAATTAGAATATTTTAATGAGATTTATGAGGGGCAACATTGAGACGCGCCGCACGTATTGATGATAATCAAACCGAAATTGTGAAGTGTTTCAGACGCATGGGCTATACGGTCGTGATATTGTCAGCGGTAGGCGATGGGATGACCGATATTATGATATCCAGGAAAGGGATTAATTGCCTGGTTGAAATAAAAGACGGCAACAAGTACCCAAGTGAGCAAAAGCTGACTGATGTTCAGGAAATATTCCACTCTGATTGGCAGGGCTTAAGGGTAATAGTAAACAGCATAAACACAGCCCTGCAATTAGCAAATAGATTAGAAAGTATAAAATTGGTGACAGATAAATGCGGTCTTGATGATTTCATATCTGGCAAGAAGACATTGGATTTAAGGGAATAGCAATAACTTGAAATATAATAACAATAAGTTAAAATAAGAACATGCCGTCCGTGGGATGCCCCTTTCATCCCTGATCAAGCGGGCGGCGACTTGGAGGGGCTATGAAAATATCATTTATACGTTATAGCGAGAATGGCCAGGCAACAGCATCAATTGTGCTGATTGACGGAGAGTTCTTTTCATATGGCCTTGAAGATCAGGAGCAGGCCCAAAAAGTACCGGGTGAGACCAGAATTCCAGAGGGCACGTACCCACTAAACTACCGCATAATACTCTCCCCAAAAACAGAGCAATATAGAGCGAAATACCCCTGGTTTAAATATCACCTACATCTCCAGAACGTACCTGAATTCAAGTACGTATACATCCATATTGGCAATGAAGATGACAACACCGATGGGTGCCTGCTTGTAGGGGATGGGATCAATAACCTAACAACATCCAGAGGGTTTTTATCAAATAGCGGGACGGCATTCAAGAGGCTGTATCAAGCTGTGAGTGCGGCATTGGAACGAGGTGAGACATGTGAGGTAGAGGTGAGGGGCTTTGCAGGTTAAGTGCTTGGCTCTAATGCTGTTATCTGTCCCAGCATCAGCGGGGGAGTGGTTTAAATACTTTGAAGTTTATGCAGGAATTGATTACTACCAAAATCAAAGCCCGTTATGCGAAAACAATCCACAAACCAACGTAACAAATGATAACCAGGCCACATCTAACATGGGATTTGTTGCAAATATATACAGCGGGTGGTTAGATATTGGGGCTAAAGGCACTCATTTCTCATGTGTTTGGAATAAGGATGATCACACAGTAAACAACTTTGGTTTTGTAGTTTCTAAGCGGTGGAGTAGATAATGACCGAATCGGCGGTGAGTGAGGACATATCAAATAGAGGATTGAGAAAGTGGTTAACACTGGAAAACCTTATAGCTTTACTTTTAATAGGAGTGGCATTTGGTGGGGGGTACAGGGATTTAGCAGCAGCAGACACAGCAGCGCAAAAGGATATAGAAGCAACGAACGCAAAAATAACTGAAATGGTAACTGAGCAAAAGCAAATGGCCGCAGATGTAAACACAATTCAATCAGATATTCGTGTAATGAAAAACGACCAAGTTCACATTGATAACCACATGAGAAACCAGGAAGCTACATTGAAAGAAGTTGTGAAGCTTTTACGAGAACGTAGATAAAACAATCAAAGAGGGTAAATAAATGGACATCTTAACATTAATAACATTTGTACTAACCAACCAAGAACAGATACTTGACGTTCTAGGCCGAATTGTTTTAGGCGCAAGCGTAGTTTCTGCATCACTGCCAACACTTAAGGACAACACAAAGCTAAACAAAGTCTTTAACCTGCTGGTAAATCTGCCTGCTTTGGCCGTAGGTGGTGCTAAGCCTAAAGAAAGTGATGGTTTACTATTGGGCGCTGTTAAGTTGTTGAGTAAGAAGAAATGATAACTGAAGGCATGTTAGAAGAATTGGGTTTGTATGCTTGTCTTGATGAAACAGACGCTCATGATTATGTAAGTGTGCTTTTAGATTTGAATGAAGTTCGCAAAAGATTAGCAATACCAGAGGATTTAAGCATTACTTTAGATAGGGAGCTGATGAGCGTTTTGGAGCAGTACAGGGATAATACGGAAATAAAAACAAGAATTGTAACGGCTGAAAGAGAAGAAACATATCTTGAGTGGAAGGGCGCACCATGAACAAAGAATCAATTAATATATTGGCAGAGGCAGGTATAGGCTTATTGGCCTTAATGCTATTTGTATTAATCACTATAAACGCTGTAGAAGCGGCAACACCCATATTTTTTTGATATAATGATCAGTAAGTTAACGCAATGGTTAATACATGCCTACACCTAGATCACCACTTGAAGGCCCAACGTCTCGACTATCTCGCGGAGGCGGGGCTGCACCACCAGCAGCATCCGATACTCGAGGTTCTGCACTGGTCACACCAAATATATCACTCACAGTTACAGCAAACACCCTCCCTGCCCCTGTTTATGTAGGCCCATTGGTGTTTTCAAATGCTACAGAGAACAGCGCATATACATTCAGCGTGGCATCACTATTCACTGGTTCTGTTGATTCTTATACATTGGTATCAGGTGATTTGACGGGCAGCGGTTTAAGCTTTAACACAGCAACAGGCGAGTTTTCCGGCACTCCACCAAATGACACTGATATAACAGGAATTACCGTCTCAGCTACAAACACAACCGGTACAAGCGCCACGTCAAACACAGCTACTCTAGCAATAAATGCACAGGGGACGACAATAATTACGTCAGTGACCGGCACTATTGCAGATGGTCAAAGCGTAGTTGTGAATGGTAGCGGATTTGGCACAATGGGCGGTGATGTTATCCAATACGGTAAAGGGGACGAATCTAGTGCAGGCATACCAATAACAAATGTAACGCCTACGGTTGGCAATGAATACTCCACGTTCATAATTGGGATCGGAGACGACACAGCTGGTGAGCACATGCTTATGTCAGCGTCAAATAATCGGACAGGGCGAGCTGGGACATTTAGGCGAAGACGTAACAACGGCTCAGGGGCGAATAGAAACGGGGGGTTTGGCTATAGCGGAAGGGACGATCCAGAGCTATTTTTCTCTTATTGGAGATACTTTCACGCGGATTCCTCCGACTACACTACCTGGAACATGAAGCAATATATTGTTTACTCCAATGGTACAACCGGCACTTCATCTACAGAGAAACCACAGCCGATTGTAAATATACCCCCTGGAGGAACTTGGTGGGATATGTCACCCAATACTGATGGCGCAGACCCTGCTATTTACACAACGATCCCGTGGACTATGGCGGATAGCTCAGATGTATGGCAGCGGTGGGATACATACTTAGATTTAGGTGACTCTGAAGGCAGGCATGGAGCATTTAAAGTTTGGAGGGACAATGTAGATGATATGCAGTCTACTGATTACAACTGGATGCCATCAACTCCGACAGTAAACCCTACAGGATTCAAGGACTTCAGACTGGGGTTTATGGATAACAATATGATTAATGCTACTACTGATTTTACAGATGTATATGTAGCAACGACTAGAGCCAGAGTAGAGCTTGGCAATGCGTCGACATTCTCAGCATGCACTCACATTGAAATACAGGTTGGAGTGAGCGCGAATTGGAGCACATCGGCAATTACTGTGACACTGGATAAAGGGTCTTTTAGCAGCTTCACAGGCACGTATCTATATGTTATTGATAGCAATGGTGATGTTGTCGATGAGGATGGGTTCGCATTATGATTAAGGAGCAGGCCACTTGGCAACAATAACAGTCAAAGAGTCCTGGGGGGATTACGCATCTCTAAGCGCTGCGGTTGCAGCAGCAACTACCGGTGATACAATAGAAATTTCCGGCACTTGGTCTGCGCCCGAGACAAATACAATTTCAACCACAAAAAACTTGACAGTAACCGCCCTGGGCAGTGCTAAGCATACAGGTAGAATCTGGCAGCCAGGTGAAACGCACTACAGACTAAGGCCAACATCAGGGCATGTATTTACACTGACAAATACTGGCACGATTATATTCAATGATGTGGATATTCAAAATGCCTCTACAGGCGTTTCTGATGAGCTATTTAGAAATGACGTAGCCAATACACTTATTGCTAATAGGTGTTTGCTGGGGTTCGCATTAAGAAACGACCAGCAGGATCTCTTATATACTGAGAAAGCTTCGGACGTTACATTCAATGCTTGCCATTTCTACAATGTGTACCGCGGCGTAGTTGATGGATATAACCATGACGCAGGCCTAACAGTAAATATAAATAGCTGTACAGGGTACAATATCGGGTACAGCTCAGCAGCGGGTTCTAGATCTGGTGTGGTTGGGACGACCGGCAACAATGCGGCTACCGTAAGAGTATTTAACTCACTTTTTCACATTCCCACAGGAAATACGTGCAGTGCAGACGACGTAAACAGCGTTACGGCGCACTTTGAGAGAGTAATAACAAGCTCAGCGCAATCATCTTATTATAGAGGTGTTATCTTAGCTACCGATACTAACAATACAAAAAGCGCGACAGTAACTGACAGTACAGCCAGCGCAGCGTATATAGTTGAAGACACTGCGATACCTGACTTAAGGATAGTAGATCACGCGAATAATACAGCTCAAGATAACCACACATCTGCGACAGGTGCAGGGCTAACAGTACCTACGTTGGACATTGTTGGCACGACAAGACCGGAAAATACATCGTATGACATCGGAGCGTTTGAGGTTATTGATGTTGCAGCAGCACCGGTTTATGTAGGACCGTTAGCTTTTGTTACGGCGGTAGAAGGAGCTGCATATAGTTACAGCGTATCACCACTGTTTACAGGCTCAGTAACATCTTACACGCTAGAATCAGGGTCTTTAGCTGGGAGTGGTATAAGTTTCAACACGTCAACAGGTGAATTTTCCGGCACGCCACTAAATGATACCGATGTGACAGGACTAAGCGTTTCGGCTACAAATGCCATAGGTACTAGCTCGATATCAAATACAGATACGCTAGTAATTGATCCTGAAGTAGCTGCACTCACGGCTGTAGGTGGAGATAACGACATAGATCAATTCGAGACAGTCGTGGCCTTGACGCATACATTTTCAAACGCACTGACAAAATGTATAATCAACGGGGTAGACCACTTTGATTTAATATCTGGCGGGGCAGGCTCAGAAACAATTGACTACATCAGGCGGGTATCTGGATCAATCGAGGCGGTAACTTGCAATATAACGATAGGTGATGATGTGGAGCCAGACTCAACACTGGAGATTATTGTAAATACACTGTATCCGTATTCTGTGCCATATTCAGTAGTGGATTCAAACAGCTTGTGCAAAAGCCTGGAAGTGACTGGCTCAACAGGGGACGCTTGCTTAAAGATCACGACAAACCCGACAAACGGCACACTGACAACTGAAGGTACATGGTTGAGTGTAAATATAGGTTCAGTTTATACGCCGACATCAGGATACACAGGCTCAGATACAATAATCTTTGAAGTACATGACCCAGATGAAGCAACGACACCCACGCAATCATTCACAGCTACACTGACAATAAGCTAGGATTAAAAATGTACAAAGGCGATTTTACAACAGCTAACACGGTTTATTTTTATTTTGCATCCTATGATTCTAACGACCCGACAGCAAGTGTGACATTGACCGGCTTGGCACTGGCAGATATTAAAATATACAAGGATGGCGGCGTGACTCAACGCTCATCAACTTCAGGATTTACGCTACTTGATACGGACGGCATTGATTTTGATGGTATTACAGGGATTAACGGTTTCAGTGTTGATTTATCGGATGATACCGATGCAAGTTTTTATGCAGCGGGTAGTGAATATACAGTAATTGTGAATAGCGTGACCATTGACGCGGGTGTGATTAACTTTGTAGCTGATGATTTCTCAATTGAGCGCACGGGTGGCGCGTTGGCGCTACTGAAACATGCAAGCTACGGACTAGATCAGCTTGTAAGGTCAACCACACCAGCAAACACTTTAGATGTTGAGGCCGGTGGTTGTGCAGGGGTAGATTGGGCAAACGTAGCTAATCCCACCACAGCAGTTGGTTTATCAGGTACAGACATTCAGTTAGCCGATACGGTAACGACTCTCTCAGGCCACACACCACAAACAGGCGATAATTTCCCAGAAATAGGTACAGCAGGAGCAGGTCTTACAGATTTAGGCGGTATGTCTACAGCCATGAAAGCAGAAGTAAACACAGAGGCTAAAGATGTATTGTTTACAGATGCCACAGTAGAACCCACAAGCCCACCAGCATCAACAGCACCAATAGCAGATAAAATCAGTTATAACTTTATGGGCCTTAAAAACAGAGGCACACAAACATCAACAGAAAGAAAGATTTACGCGAATGATGGCACCACACTGGTAAGCACATCAACGGTAAGCGATGACACTGTGACTTTTGAAAAGGGCAAAGATGGCTAACAGACATTCAACAATTGGATTCAATAGACCTGAAATGGTGATAGTGGTTCCAAGCGGAAGCATTGACACAGAAAACAGAGCAAGTTTATTGAGCTTATACAGTGGTATAGAGGTTGGGGCAGATGCGCCTTGGTCGGTAGCTGCTGATTCAGAAGACACTTGGGCAATTAAGGCGGATTAATATGAGCGGTTCAGAAAAAACAACTTTAAACTTTACAGCAGACGGGTCAAAGCGATTTGTTGCGGCTGAGATAGGTCGGGATATTCCTGTAGAAATATCAGGGACGTGGGGTAGCGGCACCATGACAGCGACCATTACGGGTGGGACTGTACCACTACAGACACCGGACACGGCAGATGTATCGTTTGCAACACCAGTGATGGACGTAACATACACCTTATCTGGGTCAACAAGTCCAGACCTTAATGTAATAATTGAGGCACCAGGGCAGGAGATATAGCCAAAGGTTATAAAAAATGAATAAATATCAAAGATTATCGAATTATATCAAGATTTATCATGAGTAATAGAGGCGGTAAGCGTGAAGGGGCAGGCAGAAAGCCAGGTTCATCTAACAAGAAAAGCGCAGAAATTGCGGAAAGGCTAGAGGAGCTTGGTTGCGATCCCATAGAGGGCATGGCGCGGATTGCTAAAGAGGCAGAAGATGAAGGGGACATGGCGCTAGCTGGGAATATGTTCAAAGAGCTTGCGCAGTATGTGGCAGCTAAGAGAAAGGCTGTTGAGGTCACAGGGGCAGACGGTAATCCATTTGAGACTAATGTTAACGTTACATTTAAACCAGTAGGTAAGAAAGATTGATATTGACGTAGAGTACGTTGATAAGTTAACCCCGATCTTTACGAAACCAAAGCGAATTAAGATTGTTGTAGGTGGTAGGGGTTCAACTAAATCGACAGCAGTAGCAGATTATGTATCAGTGGAGTTAATGCAAGGTAAGCTGTGGTGTTGTGCAAGAGAACAGCTTAACTCAATGGAAGAGTCAGTTCATAGAACAATGCTTGATGAGATAGGCCGATTAGAGTTACCAGGCTTTAGTGACAAGAAGGCAGGGATAGAACACGCATCAGGTGGGAGGAATTTTTACAGGGGTTTGGCCAGGAATATAACCTCTTTAAAGTCAACGTTATCAGGCATACAAGGGCTTTGGATTGAAGAAGGTGAGGATATATCGGCAAACTCACTAAGGACATTGACTGCATCGGTACGATTGAACGCAGCAGAGACACAAAGAGCATTAGCAGGTGAGCATGTAGAAAAGCCTGAAATCATTATAACAATGAATCGGCGCTCTAAAAATGATGCGGTAGCAAAGCGGTTTTTAGCCAGGGCAGAATCAGAGTTAGCAAGATGCGGTTACTATGAAGATGATCTTGTAATGATAGTAGAGCTAAATTATACAGATATGCCAGAGGAGTGGTTTTTGTTATCTGGATTAGAGGTTGAACGCTTGGATGACCTGGACAACCTTGAAAGGCAAGAATATGACCATAAGTGGCATGGACATTATTTGGATACTGTAGCGGACGCGATTATAAAACCTGAATGGTTTGACGCTTGTGTAGATGCCCATAAGAAACTTGGTTTCGACCCTTTGGGACAAGAAAGAATAGCGTATGATCCGGCAGACACAGGTGATGAGAAGGCAGTAGCGCATATACACGGCAACGTGTTTCTTGGTGTTGAAAGCACAAAGACGGGACTGATTGATACAGCAACAGACTGGGCAACAACATGGGCATTAGATAGGAAGCCTGACGCTTTCACATGGGATGCTGACGGGATGGGAATGGGGTTAAAGCGGCAAATAGCACAGGCATTTGATGGCAAAAAGGTTGAGGTTGAGGCTTTTAGAGGCTCAGAAGGTGCAGATAACCCAGATAAGATATATGACCGTATTGGAACCGAGGTTAAAAAGTCAAAGACAAACAAAGAAACCTTTATAAATAAACGTGCTCAATGCTATTGGTTACTTAGAGATGCAATGAAAAGAACCTACCAAGCGGTTGAATGTGGTAAAATGGCAGCACCGGAGCAATTGATTTCATTCAGTTCAGAGATTAAAGACCTGAAACCACTTAGAACAGAGCTTTGCCAGATACCGAGAAAATATAACAATACAGGCAGAATCCAGTTAATGAGCAAGCAAGATATGCTGAAACTAGATATTCCATCGCCCAATAGAGCGGATGCGGTAATGATGTGTATGCGGCCTATCGAGGTTAAGCGAAAGCGCAGAGAATTAAACGTTAGAGTTTCGGGGATAGTATGAACGATAAAGAACTTCTAACAATTATAAAATACCAGGTTGAGAACAGTGTACGCAACGGTAACTTTAATAGATTAAATATAGACCTATTTAATTCATACAATCAAGAAAAATATGGGAATGAAGAGAAGGGGCGCAGCCAGGTAGTCAGCGCTGACCATTACGATATGGTTGAATCTGACATGACCGCGCTAGTTGAGACCTTTCTTGGTGGCGGTGACATATTAAAGTTTGAGCCATTAGGTAAGAACGATATTGAAGAGGCTGAACAAAAAACACGCTACGCCAATCATATAATCAGAAATCAAAAGGAATCATTCAGAACCCTGCACGGCTGGATGAAAGAGCCAGGATTTTCAAAGATATCAGTNGTNAAGTATTTCATGGAAGATATCGAAGTATCGAAATATGTACGGTATGAAAACATTAGTGACGATGAGTATGCATCAATTCTGGACTCATTGAAAAAGGGTAAGAATGTTATCCGGGTTGATGAGTTAGAACAAGAATCAGAAGATGAAGAAACCAACGTCAAGTTTAAAGTTATATATAAACAGCAAAAGATAAGCATTATAAATGTCCCTGTAGAGAACTTTATTATATCAAAGGGCGCAGAGTGCAAGGAAGATGCTGAAGTAATTGGCGACGAAACCATAATGATGAAGAGTGATTTAATCGCCCAGGGTTTCGATGAGGAAATAATTAAAAAGCTTGCCCCAATGCAGAGTGAGCACAACAAAACCTTAAAACACAAACGCTTACAAGATCAAGACGGCGGGTATGATTTAAAAACAGGTGTACAATGGCAAAGTGAAGAGGTTGAGATTCAGCATTTATTCTCAATGATAGATATGGATAATGACGGGGCACTGGAGCGCAGATCTATTATCCGTGCAGGCGATGTAATATTACAAAACGAACCGTTTGATCATGCCCCATATGCAATATTAAGTCAGATATTAATGCCGCATACGGTTATCGGTAAATCCAGAGGTGAGACCACAGCAGAGTACCAAAAAGAAAAGACCTCTATTAAACGCGGAATAATGGATAATATATACGAGGTTAATCGGCCTCGCGTAGCTGTTGACGACTCAGACGGCTCAATGGATGGCGGTAGTGTAGACCTTGATGATTATTTAGGACATAAGATCGGCGGTGTTGTGCGTGTTGATGGCACACCACACGACAAGATAATGCCATTGTTAACGCCTTATATTGGTGATTCTGCTTTGCAGGTTGTTCAGTACATCGACAGTGAAAAAGCGCAATCAGTAGGTCAGTTATTAGCCACACAGGGATTATCAGCCGATGATTTTGGAGAAGAAACAGCAACCAGGTTCGAGGGTGTAGATAAAGCCGGCAAGGCTAAGATCAAGCTTGTTTCTAGGGTATATGCTGAGACAGGGTTTAGGGAGTTATTCGAGGGTGTTATATGGTTAGCGCAGCATTTTCAAAATGAGAAAAGAGAAATACAGGTATTAGGAAAGCCATTAATTGTAGACCCACAAAATTGGCAGCACGAGCACTACGCACTGGCTGAAGTAGGATTAGCACTAGGCGAGAGTGAAGAAGCGATAGCCAACCTCGGTATATTACTGGAGACACAACTACGCTTTATAAATCAGCAATCCACTATTTCTGATTACTCAAAGGTTTATAATACATTAACAGACATTACTAAGTTGATGGGTAAAAATGATACAGCAATGTACTTTAACGACCCAACCAAGCCTGATGAGGTTCTACAGGCTGAGAATGAGCAATTAACACAAGTGGCTCAGTTAATGAAGCAGCACATTGAATCATTGGGTAATCCATTAGCGGAGGCTGAAGAGGTCAAAGCACAGGCTGATTTAATGAAGGCCAGGGCTACACAGGACTTAAACATTGCCAAGCTTGAGGAAGAGCACAGACAGTTTAACGCGGAATTAACAGCCAAGGTTCAAGCTCAATTTGATGAATTGCAAGCCAAGTACACAGAGATGGAATTAAAATACAGCCAAGATATAAAGGGGCAGGGCATTGAATGATGAGCAAAGAGAGGCAAAGTTCAGGGAGCAGATCAGCAGCGGCATAGAAGCTACTGATTTTCTTAATAACAAGCAATATGTTTCTAGTGTTAAAGCAATGAAGAAAGAGCTATTTGCAGAATTCACAAAGACAAAATACCAGCAAAGCAATGAGCGTGATGAGATATGGCGAAAAATGCAATCATTGGACTGGGTTCATAATAGGATGGAAAGAATTGCAAGAGATGGAAGGCAAGCGCAGAGCATGTTAACAAGACTAATAAACGCAATAACGGGGAAAGAAAATGATTGAAGAGTTGAACAATCCTGAAGAGGAACTCAACGAAGAAACCGAGGACTCCACTGGAACAACCGAGGTAGCCGAGGAAGAAGAAACCGCAGAGGAAGAGCTTTTTTATGACATTGATGGTGAAGAAGTAAGTTTAGGCACTATCCAGGAATGGAAAAGCGGGCACATGATGCAGGCCGATTATACCAAAGGTAAGCAGGAAGTCTCAGAAGATAGAAAGGCAAGCGCAGCAGAGAGGGATAGGATTGATAAAACCCTTGAAACGCTTTCTGGTATTGAATCTGAAATTGAAAAGCTTATCAGCAGTAACGATGGCGTAGATTTAGATGATTTGCGTGAAACCGATGTGTCAGAGTATTTGAAAGTCAAAGAGCAGAGAGAGTCCAAACAGGGCGCTTTATCCAAGCTTAAAGACCAATTCAAAACCTTGTCAGATGCGGCTTTAGCAGACAACTACAAAGCGTTATCAGACAACTTAAAGTGGACAGGTGACGATGACAAGCGTAAAGCTGATTTAGAGGCGATTGATGGATATGTGAAAGATTCCAACATGACCCCGGCAGAGTTTTCAAGTGTAAAAAGTGCTGGTGTTATGGAGGCGATTCTTAAAGCAGCGAAATACGAAAAGCTGCTAAAAGATAATCCTAGCAAATCCAAGAAAGTTGTATCAATCCCTAAAACCATCAAACCAAAGTCTGCCCCAAAATCTGAAGCTAAAACATTAGCCCAGAGAATGTACAAACAATGAGGTAAAAAATGGCTACTATTGGAACATTAAAAACCCTGGCTGACTGGGGTAAAGAGGTTGACCCTGACGGGTCTGTTTCTGCCGTTGCAGAGATATTAAGTCAGAAGAACCGCATTATTGATTCAATGATGTTTAAAGCAGGTAATCTCCCTACTGGTGATCGTGTATCTATCAGAACAGGCTTACCTATCACTTACTGGCGTATGGTTAACGCTGGCGTACCTGTTAGCAAAGCGACTTCAGCGCAAGTTGATGAGCAATGCGGGATGGCTACAGCAAGATCAGAAATTGATGCGTCTATCGTAGATCTGAACGGCAATACAGCCGAATACAGACTTAATGAGTCGCGTCCATTTATCGAATCTTTAGGTCAAGAAGTGGCCAGCACTATGTTTTATGGTGCAGCTTCAAACCCTGAAGAATTCGTTGGTCTTTCAAATCGGTATACGGCCACAGCAGATGCCAACGGTGAGAATATACTGTTAGGCGGCGGTTCTGGAAGTGATAATACTTCCGTATGGTTAGTTGGCATGGGTGAAAATGAGATTTATGGCATTTTCCCTAAAGGCTCGCAAGCTGGGTTGAAACATGAAAATCTCGGTCTTGGTGATGCTTTCGATGCGTCTAACAACCGATTCCGCGCTTATATGGATTATTTTGAATGGAAAGTTGGTCTTGTTGTTAAGGATTGGAGGTACGGCGTTCGTATTCCAAACCTTGATATATCAGACCTTGCTGCATTGTCTGGAACTCAGGCGACCACAGCAGCAACTTTCTTGCCCAAGCTAATGTCTCGTGCAATTGATCGGCTACCTGATCCTGAAGGCGTGAAGCCAATGTTCTTTATGAATAGAACAGCCGCTTCTTTATTGCGTGTTGCAGCCCTTGAGAAGTCTACAAGTGCGGTAACAATCGAGCCTGGTTTAGATCAGTTCGGACGCTCAATCCATCGATTAATGTTTTTGGGTATTCCTGTTGGGATAAACGATGCATTAACCAACGCTGAATCACTAGTAGCATAAGGAGAAATTAAATGTATATTGATAATGATAACCTTTTCTCTGATTCTCAGGCTGTAACAACATCAGCAGTGGGGGCAGACAAAATTGATTTATCTGTTAACCGTAGTATTGGTAACGGTAATCCCATGGCAGTTGTATTTACTGTTGAGGTAGCAGCGGATCAGACCACAGGCGATGAAGATTACACTTTTGATGTTGAGTATGCGACGGATGCCGCTCAAACTACTGGACGCCAATTAGTGGGCAGACGTGTATTTGAATCCGGCACTCCTGGCGCTCCTGCACAGGATGCTGACTTGCTTGTAGCTGGATTCCAGTTTGTTATTAACGTGCCACCTACTACACTTGCAGAAAGCGCACAGTATTTAGGTATTCGTTATACAACTGCTGGTACTTCACCTACTATCACTTGTTCAGCGTTTTTAACGCCGCAAAACATGGTGAGCAATACTGACATTTCATATGCCAACGGTTACACAATAACCTAGGAGGTAGGATATGTTAGTTAAAGCACATTTCCCGCATGGCGGATTTGGTTTCTATGGTCAGCAGCGTCAAGCGCATGGTGATCAATTCCGAATTAATCCAGATCATTTCAGTAAGAAATGGATGATTGAGATTAAGGAAGAAAAGAAGCCTGCCAAGAAAGCGGCGAAGAAAGCGGAGGAGGGGGCTTCATAGCCCTCTTTTTTCTATGGCTTTAGACAATTACACTGAGTTAAGATCAACGATTGAGGCTTACGCTAAACGTACCGATATGCTCTCGTATATTGATACGTTTATTGATCTTGCTGAAACTGAAATGTGGACAATTCTTAAAGTTCGTGAAATGGAGGTTAGGGCAACTAGCACAACTAGCACAGTGGACAGATTCTTAGCTCTACCGGACGGGTTTCTCTCAATGAGGAAGCACCAAATACTCATAGATAGTGAATATTTTGATATTATATTTGTCCCACCAGAAACACTTGAGGTTAGCTCAAGTGCAAACGCTCCGACACGCTACACGATTACATCACAGCTAGAATTCAACAAGGTATCTGATCAGGCTTACACGGTTGAGATGCAATACTACAAGAAGCTAACAGGGCTTTCAGATACAAACGCGACAAACGATATTTTAACTAATTACCCAAGAATATATATCACTGGCTGCATGAAATACTTCAGCGAGTGGGCGAGAGAGTTTGAGCTCTCAAGATTTTGGGCAAATGAATTTAGCATTGCTATAGCAAAAGCTAACCGACAATCCAGGAAAGGCAGGTATTCAAACCCTGCTAAATTTTTAAGCTAATGCCTACTTATCCTATTGACATAGTTGACCAGGCTTATGAGCACAACAGCAGGCCGTTATCTGCTCAGGTCACTAAAAACCTTTATCCAGAGGTTGAACCAACAGGCAAGGTCAAAAAGGCTTTAATCTCCTGGCCTGGTAAAGCTACATTTTCAACAGGTTCAGGAACTAACCGAGGCATATACAAAAATACATTCAATAGTAGTGTGTTTGTTGTAAATGGAACTGATCTTTATAAGGTTGATTCAGCAGGTGTGCAAACATCTCTTGGCACTATAGCCGGTACTGATAGGTGTGTATTTGATGCTTCAGCCTATTATCTTTATATAGTGACAGGCGGCAGGGTATGGCGTACAGACGGTGCCAGTCTTACAGAAGTGACCGATTCGGATTTAGAGACACCAAACAGCACGACCTTCCTAAACAGTCAAATGATTTATGACGGTGATGCAGGCCGTTTTGCGGTGAGTGATGCAGGTGACGGCTCCAGCATTGACGGTTTAAATTACGGCACAGCAGAATCCAAAGGTGATGACTTAACTCGTGTCTATGCTTTTGATCAAGCTTTGTACTTGTTCGGCGTTGATACCATAGAGCCTTGGTATAACTCAGGCACAGGAAACCCGCCCTTTGATCGTATTGAAGGCGGCATTATTAATATTGGTATTGCCGGGATTCATGCGGTAACTAACACAAAAGATGCTGCTTATTTTCTAGGTGGCGATAAAACAGCCTATAAGCTGAAAGGCTATCAAGAAACGCAAATATCAACTATAGCCATTAATAATGCGTTTGAAAGCTACGCTGATGTGTCAGACTGTTTCTGTGATGCCATCAAGTACCAGGGGCAAGACTTTGTAATATATACATTCCCAACAGCGGACAAAACCTGGGTGTATAATGAAACCAATGGTAGCTGGTTTGAAATAGCAGACGATGACGCTAGAGACATAGGCAACGGTTATTGTTGGGCATTCGGCAAGAACTTGGTAACAGATCACAGAAACGGAAATATTTATTATTTAGATAGAGATACCAACGACGATGTAGGCGATATACTTATAAGAGAGCGCGTCATTAGACCGATAACCGCTATAGATATCGGTAAGCCAGGTCAACGGATTTTGATGAGCAGGTTTGAGCTAATCATAGAAACCGGCGTTGGTTTGGCTTCAGGGCAAGGTGTTGATCCTGTTTTTATGTTAACCCATAGCGCAGATGGTGGCAGGACTTGGCAGGATGAGCAATTTGTAAGCCCCGGTGTGATGGGAGACTATTTAAAGAAAGTGGAGACTCAGATATCAACTATAGCCATTAACAATGCGTTTGAAAGCTATGCTGATGTGTCAGACTGTTTCTGTGATGCCATCAAGTACCAGGGGCAAGACTTTGTAATCTTTACATTCCCAACAGCAGATAAAACCTGGGTGTATAATGAGACCAATGGCGGCTGGTTTGAAATAGCAGACGATGACGCTAGAGATATAGGCAATGGGTATTGCTGGGCATTCGGCAAGAATCTGGTAACGGATCACAGAAACGG